TCAAGTAAATCGGGGCACAGCCAACCGACAGACACAACGTGCTGAGTTTTAGGTTTGTAGTCCTTGGTAGAAATCCAGCCGTTGCTTGAATCAAAAGCGTCAATCCAATGAACTGCCACCAAAGACCATGAACACTTACTCACCGTCGTACCTCCTGTCATAAAGCAATGAACAAACATCCGAAGGCTTCAACAAGTATCCCCATGCTGGATTGCTGGAGCGTGGCGCAAAGTCCCGCGTCTCCAATGTTTCCCTATTCGCTTTGATGAACCGCTTCAGTCTTTCAACGGAGACAATAATGAAACCGCCGTCCATCGAGAAGATGTACACCCACCACTCAGCCTTTGTTACCTGCAACCCAGAAGGAACCCACTTGCCACAGCGGCGTGGATTCTGACGCATCTCAATAGCCATGTTTCCGTTGCGGTATCTGTCAGCCTTAACCTCAAAAGAACCTTCAACCAAACTTTCCAGCATGTCACGAATGCGCTTCTCGCCCATCTGCCCATACTTCAAGTCCTCGTTGAAGTTGAATGTGTTGGACTCAATATCCCAATCGCTGTTCTTCATCGTGGGTCACGCTGACGTTGTGCTTCGCGAACCATCTGTAAGCACGCAATGTATCCGGCAGCATCAATGATGTTGTCTGGCAAATCCATGTTGGTTTTCAATTCGTGCATGAGGCGTGAGAGTTTCACGCAAATCATGAATAGGATGCCGTCCTCTGCGGTCATCAACTGTTCGCCCTTCAGCGCATTGAAGATGGCAACGGTTCTGGAGTAGTCATCAAGTGGATGAGAGTAGGTGTTCTGCCTATCTCTCGTAACCAGTTCATGCGCCTTTAGGAGTATCTCGGCTCCTTCGGTGGCTGGTTTCATTGTCCCCCTTCAGTTGTTGTTCTACTTTGTTGATTAGATTCCAAAGGTCATCTTGGTCTTCAACCCCTGGGTATACCTTCTTAAGAAATCTTACGATTTCTCGTAGCTCCATCTTTGTTAACTGCTGACTCATTGTCAAGTATCCCCTTGTTGGCATGAGACTCTAGGTGGCTTGTCAGGCGTTCGTCAACCCTGTCCACCTTATCTTCTACTCGCATCTGGGATTTGCGTAGCACGTGCAGTAGCCCTACGACTACTTGGTGGTCGGTGTGGTTTTCTTTCTTGAACTGTTGGATGATGGCGACGATGATGCCACCAACTGCTGTGACCGCCGCAGCAACGATAAGTGCGGCGTTGGCGTCCACTATGCCTCGGGTGCTGGGCGTGTAGCGAGCCAGGATTTCACGGCTTCGGGTGTCACATCACCCGCTACATAGCGCAGGTGCCAGGGTTCGCTTTGCAACTCCCAACTAAATCCGAAGCGTTGAGCGTTCTTCAGCATCCACGCCAAGCGAGCGCCGCTGGCGTTGGCGATGTCGATAGCGATACCAAGGTTATGGTTGGAGGTACCTGGCACCGCCATCGGTGCCATACCTTTCTTCAGGTACCACGCTTTCCCTTTGTAGATGCGCGGCTTTTGCTTGAGGAGTTTCTTGTTCGGGTTGTCCGTGTGCCTTTGGTAGAAGCCGTACTCTTGGGTTTCGAGCGAACGGTAGGTGTCGGCTTGGCTGGTTGGGGAGAGGTCGATGCCTTCGGCGTTGGCTGCTGCGTCCATTGCTTCGTATGCGTCAGCCGCACAATGATGGAGTTTGCCTTTGCCTTCAATACCGCGAAGAAGTTCAGGACCGAGTTCACCAGGTTTTACCCCTTTCAGGTGGGAACAGAGGGTTACTTTAACAATCGGGAGTTGGGTTGCCATTACTTTTTCCCGAACGCTTCAGCAATCTCCTCACTTGTCAGTTCGCCGTCGGTTGAGGCGGCTGCAAGTTTTTGAACGACCTGTACGACTGCCATGAATCCTGCGAGCAAAGCGGACTTGGCTACTGATACGCCGATGACCGCACCACCGGTGACGGCTGGAAGGGCGTTGGCAAGGAAGAGAGAGAAGAGACGCTGCCCGAGGTCAAGGAACTTGGCAATCGTCTTGTTGGCAATGGTCATTACTTTATTCATCTTTCTTCCCCAATCCTAAGGTAAGTACAGAGTGTAGCACCAGTGCCACACCAGTAATCCACAACGCTTGACGCAACGTCGGACCCGAAAGGGTAATAAGTACTAGCCCCGTGCCCGCCAAGGTCCACGAGTTTTCGGTGATGTAGTCCAGTATGCGTTTCATTATCGGCGTATCCTAGTCGCCCCTGCTGCCGTAATAGCCGCGCCAATAGCAATAAGGGCACGGCGTTCCCCGACGGGGATGTTGGAGCCTGTAGGAATATAGTCATCCAGCCCCTCCTTAAAGATATCCACCTTCTCTTCGAACGCCTCCCGCACCTCAGTGGGGGCTTCTTGAACTGCCTCAACCAAAGCTTGCTGCTGCTCTTCGGTCAATTCGGACACCTCAATTTGAGCGAATACTTCTTCTGCTTCTTCTGCTGAGATATCTGAAACAACGGCAACAATTTGTTCTGGCGTAGCATTTGATATAAACTCTGGTTGTGGCAAAGTGGTTTCTGGTGGGTTGGTTGTTGACGGGGTTAACACTGTTGTTGCCGGTGTCAATGTTGTTGTGGTTGCTACGGACGTTGGGGGAAGAGTTGTCTGAGGAACCGTTGTCTGGGGAGGAACCGTCGTGGATGGAACAGTCGTCGGGGCGGAAGTCGGGACTGATTCTGGCACAGTCGTTGTTGTCTCGGGAACAGTCGTTGTCGGGGGAAGCGTTGGAGGCGGAGGAGCCTCAGTCGTAGTTGTCGTCTCGGGCGGTGGAGCCTGAGTTGTAGTCGTAGTTGTAGTAGTCGTAGTTGTAGTCGTCGTAGTTGTTTCTTCTACGGTGGTAGTTGTTTCCGGCACGGTAGTTTCCGGCACGGTAGTTGTGGTGGTTGGTGGGGTGGAGGTTTGAGTGAACGCTTCATCGGGGACGATGGCCCAACCTTCGTTGTCAATGTTCCAAGCGAGCATGTAGCAGGTTCCGCCACCCCATTCGAAGAACCAGCCGTCTAACGGATACGTGCCAGCCCCAACATCAAGGCTGACTTGTTGGCTCCATGAGCAGCCTTTGATGTTCCATGTGCCGAACTCGGTGTCTGCGATTTGGATGGTGCCGCCGTCGTCTGCTGCGACCATGAACTCAATCGTCTCATGTTCGGGGAGGGTGATGAATCCTGTGTAGTGAACCATGAAGAGGTCGTATCCGCAGTTTTGGAATGGTTCGCCGTTGAAGTTGCGGTTGATGTTGTTTTCTGTCTCTGACCCGCAGGTTGGGTAGAGGTCGTCTACACGGAGGGGGATGCCTGTCGGCTCATAAGTGTAACCAACGGCGTTGAGTCCTGGTTGTGCGTCGGCTTTGGCTGGGGCAGCGAGCGCGAGGATTGCTGCTGGGAGAAATATCAGCCATCGAAGGCTGTTATTCGGGCGCATCCTCAACAACAGGTGGTGTCACGAACTCATCCAATTCCGCGTTGTATCGGTCACCGATGCCAGCGTACTTAGAGCGAAACGAACCAGAGTACGAAGTCTGCTTCCACTCACCCGAGATACCAAGCGATGCGATGAACGCTTGACCTATCGCTTCGCTCTCAGGGAAGTTACCGCCACCGCAGTCGGCATTGTTTATCACGTTGACTTCGCGAACAATTCCATTTTCTATGCGTGCAAAATGTGCCATTAGATACCTACCAAGTGATGCTTCCGTTGCCTGTGAATGTATAAGCAGTCCAACCGCCAGCGATACCTGTTGTGACTGTTGGACTTCCCGTTGTTGATACAGCAGCCTGCTTGCTGCGAACGATTACGATTCCGCTTCCGCCAGCCTGACCAGTTCCAGTTGATTTGCCACCGCCACCGCCACCTGTGTTCGTGCTTCCAGCGACACCAGCATTACCGCCGCCGCCAGTTCCACCTGTTCCTGTTCCAGTTGTGAAACGTGCGCCACCAGCACCGCCACCAGCGTAAGTCGCTGACGAACCAGTAATCGTCGTGCTTTGACCATTGCCACCATTTGAACCTGTACCACTAGATGCGCTCGCAAGGTCTTGTCCTACTGCACCTGCACCGCCACCGCCAGCACCTGCTTCGTTTCCAGCACCAAGACCAGTACCGACATTGCCACCTGCGTAGCCCATTCCAGTTGTGCCTGCACCACCTATTCCAGTTCCGCCAGAACCTGTTGCACCACCGCCAGAACCACCTACCTGACTATTTCCACCACCACCACCAGTTGAGGAAATTGCTCCAAAAACAGAAGGATTGCCGCTTACTGGCGGTGCGCCACCTGCGCCACCACCGCCCACCGTCACCGTGAAAGCGACTCCTTTCGGTAGATACAAAACAGGTTCAGCAGAAGCACCACCACCACTTGTTGCACCAGACACATTTGTGCGGAATCCGCCGCCACCACCACCGCCGCTGTTGGTATTTCCACCGCCGCCACCAGCGACGACAAGATACTCAACCTCAACTACAGTACCTGGCACAACACTAGTTGTCTGCGATGAGACATAACCCATGTATGAACGAGTCATTCTGCTACCTCACTTTTAGGTGGTGTCACGAACTCGTTGAGTTCGGCATCATAAAGGTCACCAGCACTGGTAAATCGTCCACGACGAGAACCCGTGTACGAAGTATCAATCCAACGACCAGCCAAACCCAAAGAGTTGCAGTACGCCGTAATCTCATCATCATCATCGTTCAGATACGGAATCACAATCACTTGTTGAACAATGTTATGTTCGTCAATGCGAGCAGCGTGAGCGTTATGGTAAGTCATATCAAATCTTGAACCTTACAAGAGCGATTCCTGAACCGCCACTCAAACCAGCCAATGCTCCTGACATCTGTCCGACTCCGCCTCCGCCGCCACCTGTGTTTGCTGTGCCTGCCGTACCGCTTGCGCCCTGTTTCTGACCATTGCCGCCACCACCAGCACCACCCGTGCCAGGTGTTCCGACAGACCCTGGTGTAGCACCGCCGCCGCCTCCACCGTAGCGAGTAGTTCCAGCGGATTCGCCACGCCATGCAGACATATCACGACCAATACCACCAGCACCACCGTTAGCACCACCCGTGTTGTTTGCATTGCCACCAACTCCACCTGCGCCACCACCACCGCCGCTTGCACGATAGATGTCAAAGGTTGCACCAGCGTTGCCACCAGCGTTGCCACCAGCCCATGCAGTCGCACCCGCTACGCCAGTCGCGTTTTGCCCACCAGCGTTACCAGCACGAATAGCGTTAGCCCCGTTCTGGAAGTAATCCCAAGTGCCGCCACGCCCACCGCCCAAAGCCAACAGAAGGTCGCCAATATATGTCGGTTCACCGATAGCCGCACCGCTGTTCGTTGCGCCAGCCAAACCAGCACCAATCGTAATCGTCTGATTTGAGTCCAGATACAATGTGGCTTCACGCCAACCGCCACCACCACCGCCACCAGAACCATCTTCACCCGGGTCCGAGTTTCCGCTGGCTCCACCGCCACCCATCAAAAAGACATCAAACAGTCCAGCCTTTGTCACCGTCAAAGTTGCAGTTGCCGTGAAGGTAAGCATCGTGTACTGCTGACCGCTTACGGTAATTGTTGAGGATGAAGAACCACCCGTTGCCGTACCATACGACATTACGGGTGATGTCTGTACCGTCAGCGACGACACATACCCAAGTTGACGGCGAGCAGTAGCCATCAGTTACGCCTCAATCGCGTTGACAAACCCAGTCAGCAAAATCACATCAGCCGTCGCAGCAAACGCCTTCACGACCTTCGCGTTCTGCAAAATCAAACCAGGAATCACCGTCACCAAACCCGCTTCGGGCAACACTGTCAACTCAATATTCCCATCAGCCGCAGTAGCAGTACCCCACTCAATCGTCAGTTTCACAGATGAACTCGAAGTGTTGTTCGCATACAACCAGATTTCGTCAAACGTACCGACAGTCGTACCAGCAACAGCAGTATGCACCGTCACGGAGTTCGCAGTAGCGGGACCTCCGACCTTGATAGCCATACCATCAGTCGAGTTCGACAGTTTTTTCTTCGTAAATGTAGACATGAATTACTCCTAACTAAACACTTGGATTTGAATAACGTCAACCGACGGAGGAATGCTAATCGCCGCCCACTTCAAACCAGTTGAAGCAGCCGAATCAGCAGTCAGCACATAGTCGTTGGTGCCAACTCCGAGGCGAGCAACATCAGTCCCATTGAACGCAACAAGGTCACCCTTCGTCGTCCAACGCGACGCAAGAAAGTTCGCCTCATCAGCATCATCCGCTGAGAACACAGGATAAATCGTCGCACCAGACGCATGACTCTGAGCAGTCGTATCATCCTGCGCACGAGTCAACGTCAACACGGAGCCTGAGATGGTGGCGCTGCACTTCTCTTCGCTCGCAGTCCCAGGGCTGATGACAACATAGAAGGGGACGGCTGCCGTTGAAGGCCAGCCTGTAGTAGCAGCCAACGTAGCCGACGTATCACCAGACGCCAAAGCGTTCGTGATAGTTGTCTGCGCTGCCGCGCCCTTGTATTGTCTACGAGTTACTGCTGCCATTAAGACCTCATCTTACACTACGCATAATAACTATAGCAGTGCCTTCAAAATCATTTTTTCGGTGAGCGTTCACCAATTGGGCTATCTGCATCTGCACGTTCTCTACCACCACCGCGAACGTTTCTTCGTTCTCCTGGTAGGTGACCACTCGGGGGGTTTCCACAAGGTCGCGCAGGTAGGCGAGTTCGCGGTCTACGTCCTGCCAGTATTCGCGTCCGTTGATGGACAGCTTGTGGTGCATGATAAGGGGCACGGAGAAGATTTGGGAGCGTAGCGGGGCGGCATAGGCACGAGCCATCCAACGGGTAAGGGTTGGACCGGTGCTGGTTACGGCGTCACGGTTTAGGGTCACTTTGATTTCGGCTTCGAACACCTTGTCTTCCAACCCGTCAAACGTCTTTTCCTTCACATTCGCCGTAGTCAGGGTGGCGAAATCAAAGAAGTCTCCGCCGTCTGATGCCACCGACATGGTGACCGAACCTTTCAACGGCAGGCAACGCAAGTCGAGTTTGGGGATGAACTTGGCGTCCGGTACACCCCAACGGTAGATACCTGAGCGTAGGTAGCCAGAGGAGACAAGGTTGGTGGCGTGGGGTGTGAACACGCCGACGCCCGAGACGGTGAACAGTGGTTTGTTTTGGAACTCGTGGATTGACAGCACTGGACCCTGGGCTGTAGCCATCAGGTCCGATGCGTACGCTGGCTGGTTCGGGGCGATAAATACCGAGATGTCCATACGTCCGATGCCTGTAGAGGTGGTATCAAAGTTGGACCATGAGAAGTAGACGTATTTGCCGATGCCAGAGAATGAAGTGATTGCAGCGCCAGTTTCAACCAAGGGTCCAACAGTCAGGTTGCCATCTGTGTCGGATGAGCAGAACCTGAATCCGGTGTCCGTACCCAAAATGATGTAGCCAAGGTATCCGTAAATTGAGCGGACGAACTCGCCTTGGGGCAGTTCCGCTGCGGCAGTCGGAATGTCAAGCGCCGTACCATCAGCCTTGATTTGCGTCTTGTAGATAATGCTGGTGTTGCCGCCGTACCCAGCGGCATAGATGTGGGTTTGTCCAGCAGCAAAACCGACCCATTGCCAGTTCGTGTTCGGATGCGTGTAGAGCGCGGATGGGTTGTTCGCTGATGAACCTGCCGCGGTGGTAATGTTCCAAATCTTGCGCTTATCGGTACCCTGCCCAGCGACCATCAGGCGCCCCCTGACGTAAGCCAGGACTCCAGCCTCGATGCCCGTGATGTACGCCGACGAAGTAGAGATGCCAGCGTTGGTCTGGTCGATGTCGCCGTTGGCGTACGAGTAGAACACGTTGTAGCCGTCAGACGTAATCGAATAGAGGTCCGATGCCTGGGTGCCTGTCACCGTTGTGACCGTCACGAAATCGCTGGTGTACCTAACGGTCTGTCCGTCAGTCCCATAGAGGCGACCATCAGCAGTCACCGCATACAAGTTCGTACCCGAAGTCGGATACACGTTCGTCGTATCCTTCAACAGGCTAAGCCTGCCCTTCGTCCACGGGTCCACACCCTTGCTTGTATAGAACCTGTACGCCTCAGCGTCAGCCGTATCCGAATACTGTTGCCCTGCCCCGTAGTGCCACGATGATTGCGAACGACGCCACAAACCCTGCGGGTTCAACGCACCTTCGCCAGGTTCCGTTGACTGGTCAACCGAGTCACGAACGCGAGCATCGAACTGACGAGTGAACTGATTGGACTTCATATCCAACATGTACGGGCGCCCGTTGATAGCAACAGGGAACACATCGGGAACCAACTGGGTTGAACCAGTACCTGTGTAGAAACTTGACGCAGGTTTGAAAGCGTCTTTGAAACGCGTCAGCGTAGCCATCGGCTACTTCCTAAACTTGATTGGGTACTGCGCCTTGAGACGCCCAGCCTCAGCAATGATTCGGTCACGACGCAACCGTTGAATGTTGGCAATCGAGTTGGTGATTGCACCAGGTTGAACTTCATCTGGGCGACGAGTATCTCCTTGGGCTTCAATGAAGTTTCGTTTGATTTCTCTAGCAGCCATCAAACGCATGATGACACCCATCTCGATGATGTCATCGCAGGTTGACGGCAAGAAACAGTTCGTCGTTAGGTCGGAAGATTCTGATGTGGCACGAACAAACGGAGCTTTGTAACGCACACGTACCGTGCCAGCCATAACTGGTTCATCAAACACCAGTGTGTTACCTGACGCAAAATCGGTGGTTGGCAAACCAGTTTGCAAACGAACTGCATTCAGCACGGGATGGTCATCGGCAAGATAACGCAAACGTGTATCCAACAGTTCAATGATTGTTCCCGAGTTTGTGATGTTGACTTGGCGGTCAGAACCGTTGTACGTCAAATCAACAGTTACAACACGAAACAAACCGTTGGCAGTAGACGACAAGTCATCGATATCGGCATTGACAGCATCCAACATTTGTGCACGGGGAAACCGTGGACTAATGGTGATTATGTTTCCCGATGAGTGGGATGCCGCAGTCGTGCCCGCATAGCCGCGTTCAACCGTAAGCGTTTTCGTAGCGGGACTTGCATCCCAAACATAGAAAAGTTCTGATTCGATTTCAAATACAGAACCAGTACGAAGCCCGCCCAAATCATAAGAAGTGACAACAGTCGTGTCACCACTCGTGAGGCTCGCAGCCAACTTGTTGCGTTCTTCAACGACCCCTGCCAACATTTGCCGCGATGCCCTGTTAAGGACAGTCGCAACCGTAGTCACTAGTAAACGTATCCTCCGTAGCCTGGGAAAGAACCAGCCTGAGCCTTCGCGGAACTCTTGCGAGTGCGCTTGCCCTTTTTACCCTTGGGCGGCTTTGCCATTTCCTTGGCAGGCTTCTTTGACTTAGAACCTTTCACTTCTTCTTTTTTCCCTTACCCATCTTCATTGGCTTACCGGTTTTCTTGGCTTCAGCTTTTGCTGCAGCCATACCCTTCTTACCGTATGAAAATTCCTTGTTACCGACTTTAGGCATGTTTGTTCCTTTCAGTTACCACTTGACTCTATCAGCCCAATAGGCTGCAGACATCTTACCCTTAGCAATATTCTTGGCATGACGAGCCTTAAAGGATTCGCGGCGCTTACGATAAGAAGCCGACTCTCCTTCTTTCTTGGGTGAACCCTGAACCCCCTGCTGACCAAAGCGAATCAACTTCACCTTGCTTCCCTCTTTAGCGAGAACGGCATGGGACTTGTTGGCATTGGGTGTTCGCTTGGGCTTGTTGTAGCCAGCAAAACGCTCGCCTCTATATGTAATTGCCATTAGTTTGCTGTTGCCTCCAGACGGGCTGAGCCGTCAATCTTGGTGGGTTGACCACCGGTTTTCCTGATGCGCTTATAAGCATCAAGGTCCTTATCAAGTTTACGTTCTTTGCTATTCAACTCTGAAACATTATGACGCGTAGGGGTAGCAGCACCAGACACTCGGAAGTGGGACACCCTGCACGCAAAGCAGCCCTCAACATCAAGGTTCGGATGTGTCTCCCTGTGCTTCACGAAATGTACTCCCCGTATCCTGCTGCAGTAAGACTAGCAACTTCTGCTGCTGATACTTCGTTATTGGACCCACCCCAATATACCTTACTGATGGTCGTAATGTCATTGGGTTCGTTTTCTGTATAGGTCCCATCAGTGAGTAGGAACACATTCCTACCGCGGGGTTCATTGCCAAAGTGTCTAAATAGTCCGTAGGCAAGACGTGCCTCTTGAGAATCAAAGTCGTTGGGTGGAACGCCTAACGCTACGAAGTCATCGGTTGGTGGTCGAAAGATGCTCATGATACGTAATCACCATACCCTGCCGCTACTAAGTCGGCTTTCTCTTCGGCGGTCACAAAGTTTTGGGAGCCGCCGTAATAAATCTTAGAAATCAAATCGTAGTCTCGTTGCTCTACAGTGGTGTAGGAGCCGTCAGTTAGTTTGTAGACGTTGACACCAGCGTAAGTTGGTTCGGCGTAACGGAACAGGCGCCCAGCAATCGACATGTCGTCCCGGTCCGCTGGGGCAATCTCGGTGGTTGCGGGTGGGCGGAACAACAGCAGTTTGACTGTCGTGGTTGACTCGTTGCTGGTGCCTGAAGCTGAGGCGGTGCGTTGTGCGACACGAGCCGACACAATCTCCCTGCCACCCGTACCTGATGCTGTGGCGGTACGGAAACGGGTGATGAGTTTGGCGACCAGCGAATCGCCTGCACCGGTGCCTGTAGCGGTGCGGGGTGCGATATGCAGTTGGCTGACGCTCGATGCGCCCGTCCCCGAAGCGGTGCCCATACGTGCGCGGGTAACCGCACCTGCAACGGTCTGGGTGCCTGTGCCTGCGGCTGTGGCGGTGCGTGGCACGATACGAAGCCCTGTGGCGGTCTGGGTGCCCGTACCTGAGCCAGATGCGGTGAAGGCGCGGGTGACCACGCCAGACGCGCTAGAAGCCCCTGTGCCTGCGGCTGAGGCTGTACGTGGCGCGATATGCAACCCGACAGCACCACTCCCTGTAGTCCCTTGACCACTCGCAGTAGCGGAGCGTGGGACGACACGCTCACCCTCAGCAGTCTGCGTACCCGTGCCAGCGGCGAGTGCCGTGCGCTTAGCAACCAGCACCGTAGTAGTCGATGATGCACCTGACCCTGAACCTGTCGCAGTACGCAGCGATAGAACTAGACGTTGCGCAGTTGACGACCCTGTACCTGCTGCTGAAGCAGTACGGTCAACGACGACTAGACCGCGATAGAAACCTTGCGTCGTCTTATAAGGAGAAGCGAAATAGACGACCTTGCGGTACGTGTAATTCGGTACTTCCTCAAACTCTCGAAACCCAGGAGAGTCGGTGAACCCGAAACTGAAATCGGTGACTCCAGTAGCCATCTGGCTACCTCACCTCAATCCAATGTCAGCGTCAGCGAAGTGATTTGGAAAGTGTCACCAGCGGTTACCGCAGCAGAAGACGACAGGGCGCCAGTCCACAAACAGTTACCAGCAGTGGAGTTATCCCACAGCGAGAAATGCGAATAGGTTTCCGTGGTAGAAACATTCGTCCACTCAACAGTTGCCGAAGAAGCCATTGAGCCAGATGACGCAGCAGAGAACGTGACCTCTTCGCGGGTGGTCTCTGTGGCTGCGTTGCTTGTGCCTGCTTCGCCTGGGTCTCCAGTGTGGAGTTTTACGTAGACGTTGCTGACCGAGAACGACTGTGCGCGAAGGGTGTCGAGAAGTTTATTTTCTGCGTAATTAGAAATTGACATCAGTTACCTCGCGAACATACTAACACGAAGTGGCGACGCAAGCCGAAGGGGAGGAGGACTTGCGCCGCCACATTCGCGTGGCTTGAACTAATTAGGAAGCGTTCGCGCCAATGCTTGATGCCGACTCAATGCGGCGCAGCGATGCCTCACGGAATCGTGCGTAGCCACCGAGCCAGTACCAGCCCACAGGCTGGAAGCGGCTCAGCACGTCGACCACTGGACCGCGCACAACGCGTGGGAACGCGCCGTTGCCATCCACAATCGAGTGCGCCTTGGCAAGAGCCTGACGACCCATGATGTGGGTGCAGTACACGTCGATGTTTCCAGTCGAGCCTGAGCCGTTGGAGGCGTTCTCGAAAATCTTCGCACGTGGCGTCTCAATGAAACGCACACCTTCGAAGGCTCCGATTTCGCCGTTGTAGATACCGGCTGGGTCGCTGTACACGTGCGGGTCACGCCATGAAGCGACACCGGTTTCACGACGGAGGTCGTACGACACGTCTGGGTGAATGAAGCCCATGTACATGCCGCCGAACGACACGGCGTTTGCCTTGCGGAGAGCGGCGACAATCTTGCGAATGTCGTTTGCTTCAATGATGTCCTCTGCTTCAATCTGATTGCGAGCAGTCTCGTCACTAGAACCACCACCGCCGTAAACAACGTTGGTGCCACCAGCGAGCACGTCACGGATAACTCCGTCGATGCTGATACCGGCGTTGTAGCCAACGAGGTTTGCGGCAGCCGAGTCCACGTCAAGGAACGAAGTTCCACGCAACTTGGCGGTGGTGTTCACGGCGTTGCCGTATTCATCCAACGTCACTTCAATCTGGCTGTCGCCCATCACCACTGGGGTCACGTCGGTGTCCTCAGTCAAGGTGCTGGTCTTTTCAGCCAAGTCGTTGAAGATGGTGAACTTCACGCTTGAACCTGGCATTGCTTGTGCGACTGGCATCACGTCTGCAACCGAGTCGAACAAAAGTTCGCTACGGAGTGCAAAGTACGCAATCCTGTCAAATGCAACCTGGTCTGTGAGCAGGCTGCTCTGTTGTGTCTTGGACATTACCTGTAATTCTTTCTCCCACAGGCTGGGAGCCTGGGGCTAGATGTTTTCTGATTCTTGTCTAATCTGAGCCAAAATCTGCATTACCTCGTCTTGATTACGAGCCTGATTCAGTTTGGAATTCCAATCGACTACCGGGTCGCTGGTCTCTCCACCTGCACTTGCCTTCTGCAATCTATTCCAAGCTTTCTGCTCGGAGTCATCGACAGTGGTCTTTGCGGGTTTCACGAGACTTGCTTCTTCGGCAGCTTTTCGAATTGCCTCTGGCGTGAACTCACCTTCGTAAGCCTTCACGAAATATTTTGACATCGGCGTATCCATCGGGATTCCTGCCTTTGAGAAGGCTAATTCCCTTTGAAGCTTTTCTGCCTCTGCCGCTTTTTCGCGAAGCGTCTTAACTTCAGATTCCAATTCTCGCATTCTTGCGCGAACAGGATTCTTTTCGGTTTGTTCCGGCGCCTCGTTATCGAAGTCGTCTTGAACGTTTGACATGACCCACTCTCCTACTGCCCACCTAGGACCGGAGGTAGTCCAAGGGCTGCATCAATAAGTATACACACAAATCGCTGTGTGTCAAGGGGTTACTGAGCCGACCCCAAACCAGTCTCAATTGCGCCAGCAGTAGACCCAGTAGTTCTAGAGAACTGACCTCCACCTTGGAACTCGCCCACACGTTGAGCAACCCGCTGTTGCAACAACTGTTGAGCATTCACGTCATAGCCGAAGGTGGCACCCAGTTTTTGTTCTTCGGTTAGGGCTTGTTCTCCAGTCATGGTCTCGAACAGACCAGCCAGTCTTGCCCGCTCAGCAAACCTAGCCTGAGCCTGTTCAGGGGTGATACCACGGCTAGCCAAATCTTCTGCCGCGGCAGCAGTCAACTGGAGTCCGCCCTGTTCGAGACCTCGGGCGGCGATGCCTGCTGCTTGTGCTTGGCGTCGATAGTCGGCAGCCGTCAGTAGTGGGCGGGTGCGTTCTGGGTCTATGAAGTAGGCAGCCAGGTCTCCTTGGGATACGCCGTAGAGTTCTCGCATCTGGTTGACCACAGCGGGGTCTGCGTCCCTTACTTTTGCGTAGCCTTCTCGGATTCTGGATTGCAGTTCGGCAACCGATACGTCGCCTTCAATGAACTTTTCAAAGTCTTTCTGGTCGTTGTAGAAACCTGCTGGTAAGCCGTTGGCTGCCATAGCCTGACGGTACTGTTCTTCAAGCCCGATGTATGTTTCTGGTGACAGTTCGGGTAGCCCGTTCTCTACTCTTTTTTTGTTGGCTGCAAAGCGACGCTGATATGCGGGCTGGTCACGAAGCGCAAACATGATTGCGTCTGGGTCGGTGATGTTGACTCGTCCGGATGTGATGATTCCTTGAACTGCGCCTTCAAGCTCTCCTAGTCCGACACGGGCAAGGAGGGCTTTGAGGGAGGAGAATGCGTCCACACGTTGACGGTCAAGGGCGCGTTGTTCTGCTGCAACAACTGGGTCTGGAACTGGCGTGGAAGTAACACTGTCTGGCAAAATGCGTTGGTTATCTCCGGGCATCGGTCCAACACCCAACGCTGCCCGTAGCGCAGCAGCCTGCTCTGGGGTTTGGTTAGCCAACGCCTCATCAAGGTAACGACGCAATTCAGGCGACTCAAAGGGTCCAAGTGGTACGTTGCTCATCTAACTAAACCGAATGCCCTTTCTAGTGCCGACACAACACCCGACACTTGTTGATTGGCTTGATTGGTGTACTGCCATCCGTAGTCGGGATTGGTTTTCAGCATTTGCGTCCACTCGGATGCAGAGTATGCAGTCCCGTCTTCCTTGCCCTTCATGGCTCTCAAGAACTTGTCTTGACTCAGGTCAACTTCAATTGGGTTAAGTTCAAGAGTTTTGACTGCAATGTCTTTGAATGGTTCAAAGATGTCATCGACTGTAAACCCTGCATCAATGTATTGAGCGTATGCAGGGAAGTCAAACTTGGCTTTGTTCTTGGCTTTGCTAATCAGTAGTTCTGAGCTTTGCGGAACACCGTTAACTTCTTTGCCGGTCAATGCGGCAGAGAACATGTCATCGGTAACTCTGTAATTGTATGAACGCAGGGTGCTTCGCAGTTTGTTGGCTTCGTCTGTTTCGAACAGGGTGCCATCACCGGCGCGTTCTCCAAGCTTTGTTGCTACCGCGTATTTGAGTTCTAGTTCGCTGTAGCCGTTACGCAATGCCATGGTGGCAATGTCGTTTAGTTCTGCTGTCGTTAACTGTGACGACGCAAAGCTGGTGGCAACTGAACGGCGTGTGGTTTCTAGTTGCCGGTTCTTTTCTGCGGTGTCTAGAGCATCCCATCGTGCTTGGGATTCTGTGCTCTTGATTGCGTACTGTGTTCCTTTAACACGGCGAACGAATGCTTCTACGCCAGCGTCGCTGGTTAGGTCAAAGTTTTGTGGCTGTGTTGCCACCTCGATGAACAAATCAATGAGGTCACCGAATACGGCACGTGCGTTTTTTTCGCCTTCTGCTCCGTCGAGCATGTCGGCAAGTTGAGGAAACTGAAGTTTGAAATAGGTACGCCAATCGTTGCGTGCGCCACCTATGTAAGTCTCGTCGTATCGTTGACCGAGTTTCTTTCTGTTGGCGGCAGTGTCTTTCATCCCCTCTGCGGAGAGTTGTTCAGTAATCCATTGGTCGCGACCCATTGCCATCATTGACCTGCCAGTGCTCTAAAGGCTAACTCAATTGCTTTGCCAACTGTGTAGCCAGCGGTTTCTTCTGGTTTTGCTTTGGCAACCATTGATTGTGTTGCGACTGATGCGCTGGGTGCATCCACGTTTTGTGCAGCAGCCTGTCGTTCTCTTTGCTGAAAGTCTGCAATCATGCGGTCAGCCATGGCTTTGGTCATTGGCTTGCCTGTCAGTTTCAGTGAAGCCTGGTTTAAGTAGTAGCCGATGTCTTCTGGAGAAGAAACTTGGACAGCTTTGCCACCTACTTGTTCAATGCTTGCGTACGTGGAAAGTTTTTCCAGCATCGCATTTGCGGTTAATTGATTTGTGTTTGCTATTTGCAAGAACAACTGCATGGCAGTTTCGTCTTTGGTTGTGAACGCTTCGCCTTTAAGTTTGATTACATCTGGGTCTGATGAGCCGTAGATGCTGGTGGCTCGTTTGACTTCATTTGCCCACCTGATTCTTTGACCTGGTGTCATGTTGCTCAGCACGGTTGCGGCTTCGGTGTCCGGTTCGTATTGAAGTCGGGCGAGGTAGCCCTGTTCGTTTACGAGACCTGGACCGTAAAACACTTGAGGATAAGAAGAAGCAGCCCTGCCGCGAACACCTTTTGCCCTGAGGGCGTCGATGCCTACTTTGATTTGTCCGGTCTTAATTGCTGCATCAAGTGCTAGTGATTCTTGGGTGTTGCCCATCGAGATGCCCTGTACTGGGCGGAGAGTTATGTAATCAGCAATAGGAAAGACAGGAGTCGTGCTGGTATTGGAGGTTTCCTGTGTGATGCTGGTATCAACAGTTTTGTCTGTTGGTTTTGTAATCATTGTTCAACCTCTTGTGACAGTAGACGGTCCCAGATTCTAGCAAATTCTGGGTTTTGGGTAGCCAATGCTTCACCGTAGGAGTACAAGGTTCCGCGGTTGGAGGTGTTGCGTTTTGACTTTAAGCTTTCTCCGCTGCCGATTTCAAGACCGTCGCGAACTTGCATGTAGTCGCGAAGCGCTCCCATAATCGGGTTGTCATTGAGACGTGAGTCTTCTAGCGATTCGCGTAGTTCGACCAGCGAGTTGGCGAATTCACCGACCACATACTCTGCTTTTACTGGGAATCCTGGGAGTTCTTCGTGCAGGATTTCTCTGTATGCGGCAAGAACGGAGCGTTGTTTCTCGTTGAGAATTGGTGGCATTGTGCGTCGAAATGCCCTGTATTTTGCTGAGCCGATACGGAACTGAGCCAACTTGATGAGTTCTTTGTCGCCAAGCTTTTCGCGTTCACCTTCTTCTTGCTGCTGGTTCCAGACGGTGAAGTTGAAGTCGGAGCCTGTTGGTCCGAAGTATGCGCCTACGCGTTCGTATGTGTCGAGGATGTCTTGGTTGAGTGCGGTCCAGTCACCGAACTCTTGTGTGGCTTCAAGACCGTCGCGCAACGCCTTGCTCTTTGACGAAATGTAAAGGGCAAGTTCTTCTCCGTACAGGTTTTGGAACTTGTCGATAGCCGTGTCATAGTCTTCGGTTTGGAATTTGCGCAACTGTTCCATCATCACGGTTACGTATTGGTCGCCAATCTTTGTTGGCACTTTCCATTCCTGTACGCCAGCGGATGGTCCCAGGAACTGCGACATCATGCGCATTCCGGTAAGGATGCGTGCCCGGAATCTTGCGTCGGACAAAAGGTTCGCTACACCTTCTTCGGTTGACTGGTCGTACTTGGGGTTGACGCTGAGTGCACGCACGGTTTCGATGTAGACGTTGCCGTATGTGTTGGCTCTGTTTTCTGTGTCGGCAACAAAAGCTTCGAAGCCTTTGCGGTATACGCCTGGGATTTGCTTGGTGAATAGTTCGCCAAGTTTGGTTTCGCCGTACGGCAAGAACATCTCTTTGATGTCGTTGTATTTGGGGTCATTGGATAGGATGCTCGATAGACCGAACTGCGAGTATGGTCCGAGTGCTGGGTAGATGTTAATACCTTGTGACAGTCGAGCAACTGGTGCCGTTAGTGGAGCATCGATGCCGGTAACAAGTTTGGAGATTGAGCCGGACAGTGGGAATGAGAACTGTACTTCTCCTGTTTGTGGTTGACGGAAGAAAAATCCGCGTCCGTCTTGGTCTGGGTCTGCTTCTTCTAACCCGTTGTAGACGCGAGCGAATTGGCGAATCATGTGCACGTTGTGACGTGCGCCAAGCGTCATGTAGGTACCGAGCACGTCTTTCCATGCGTCGGCAAATGGCATCACAATACGCAAAGCGTCAAAGAAGTTGTTGCGTGATGATGCGTCGTACAACAAATCCTTGGTGTCACCAAGTGCTTTAAAGCGTGCGTAGTCGTCTAGTTCCCCAATGGTCAATGTTCCTTTGGCGGATGATGCAGCCCTGGTGTTGAGAAGTTCTAGGCGCTTGCTGACTTTGTTGGTTTGACTCCAACTTTCTCCGAGGTATTGGCGAATGGTGTCAAAGCCTTCTTCTCGGGCGTTTGCCATCATGCTTGCATAGAGTCGTTTG